AAATGGATTGATGTTAAAATATATAATACTATGCGTGACGTAGATCGTCAGGCAGATGCAATCAAAAAGATCTGGGAAGAAGATGACAGAAGAGAACCGAACATCGTGGAGACAGGAGTATTTGGAGATGAAGGCTGGTCTATCGAAATTTCAAATCCAATTGTTGAAAGAGGGACCTCATCAACTAGCACAGGCATGGTTGCTCCAAGCGATGCACAACGACTACAAGAGGATGAAGGGGATAAAGGAACCACCGAGTAGAGAGTCAGGTTATCAAACAACATTAAAAGAATTTTTCTCTAGATATGAAAGTGACTAAGAGGGATGAGGGCATCTATTCTATAGATGATGTTCTCGCTCCACAATATTATGAAAGTTTATTAGAAGAGTTTATACCTGTACATAATAACTGGGTGTTTCGTAAGAAAGAATGGAACGCAGGCTCAAAGGATGATAAGTATCCCATGTGGGGTAACTTGTACAAGCCTACTAATGCAGCTAATAAAGATGAGTACACTAACAGCATGCTAGGTGACAATCATGTTCTCTTAAATGTTGGTAGTATTGGATCTCTTATTGTTGGATCTATACTGAAGAAACCAGTAGAGTTGGTGAGAGTCAACACCAACATACAATTCATGGGACAAGAGAGCACCTTTCATACGGATGGGTTCCCTAATAACTGGACGTTATGTATCTTCGTGTCTGAAAGATGGGATGGAGAATGGGGAGGAGAACTTGTTTGTGAGAATAGTCTAGGTGACTACACGGGGTTTCCATTCAAACCAAACTGTGCTATACTGTTTAGAGCATCTCTAATGCATAAAGGTAATGCACCTAACAGATTTGCACCATTAGAACGTAAAAGTATAGCGTACACATATCGTGAGTATTGAAGTAATTGATGACCTATTAAGGGAACCAGAACCTACCAGTATACAAAATTTTCTAACACACAGATTGGAATGGAAGTATATTGATAACAAAGACATAGAGAATGGTGGAGATGATCTATATGATTATCAATTTATTCATATGTTTTTTCAAGGTGGTTATGCAAGTAATCATTACAGAGAAATAGAACCTATAGTGAGGAGGTTTCCTGTCTTGGCTGTGCATCGTATCAAAGCAAACCTAGAAGTATATACTGGACAACAATATAAAGGTGACTTCCATGTTGATTGGTTACATCCTACGATGGATATGCCAACTAATAATATGATGACTGCAATCTACTATGTAAATTCTAACAACGGATACACAGAGTTTGAGGACGGTACTAAGGTAGACAGTGTAAGAAATCGTCTAGTAACATTTCCCTCTAGTATGAAGCACAGAGGGGTCAGTCAAACGGATACCCGAACTAGAATGGTAATAAATTTTAACTGGTTTGTGTCACAGATTTGACTAAATAGTATTGGTATGCTAACATACCTATACGTTCATCCCTCTGGAAGGGGGACGCAAGTAAGCCGACTCGGAACGGATCGTTCATCCTCATGCCAGTACTTTTTTACTTATCTTTATTGGCATCACACGAACCAGTCCACTGGACTATCAAGTGTGATCAGTGGTCAGAACTAGCTGTTGAAGTTATGCAAGATGAATATCTTGACGACAGAAGTAAGTCAGATTTGATCAACTATTTTGCTACAAAGGTAGAAGAAGAATGTTTTGAGGACGCAAAAGCCGACTGAAGGAACGGGATTAAAAACCCCTACTACTTACAGGAGAAATCCCATGGCACAAGTCACTTACAGAGGTGTTTCTTATGACACCAACAGAGCAAAATCTCAGCAATCAAACAAGGTCGAATTAGTTTACCGTGGTGTAAAACTAAACAAAGATCTTACAACTGCGAAGTAATGGAAGTATTATGGATCAGTGCTGCTTCAGCACTATTCATCACCATTATCTACGCTGAGACTTTAATCCTTTATAAGGATGCTTAAATCTCTTCCCCGACTACATAAAGTATTCGGGGATTTTTTATGCAAAGAAGCAGATTAAAACAGTTAATAACAGAGTTAGAAGACCTGCTGGCTGAGTTAAAGTCAGAGGTATATGCAGACAAGGATGCTTATATTGACAGTGATGGAGAGCAGTGGTATAGTGGTGACGATGATGATGGATACGCAGATTGAAAATTAGTATCGTTGGAGCAGGTAACGCAGGTTGTTTTACAGCATTATATTATTCATCTAAAGATGTAGAAGTAGAATTAATACATAACCCCGACATATCACCAGTAGCTGTAGGTCAAGGAACAATACCTGGTCCGCTTCAACTCTTACGTAGTACCACCCGATTTAATTGGCACAATAATACAGTGCATGCTACACCCAAGACAGGATTTTTATATGAGGGTTGGGGAAAAATAAACTACGAAGTATTCAGTCCATTTCCTGCAGAGAATATGGCTATGCATTTTTGTCCTTATGAAATGCAAAATTATATTTTAAACTCAGGAAGATTTAAAGTTACTGAGGGTGATGTAGATCCTAAGGATGTGGATGCTGATTATGTTATTGATGCTAGAGGTGGTAAACCAGATGATCGTATTAAATTAACTAGTCCTGTTAACTCTGCTATTCTTGGCAAGCCTAAATGGAATACATTAGAAAATTTATATACCGAGGGTGTAGCTACACCTAACGGATGGACATTTGTTATACCTATGGATCCATCCTCCCCTTCTATTGATGGTGCAGTTGGATATCTATACAATAATGAGATCACAAAAACAATTGATGCTGAAAAAAATTTTGGGGAATTTTTTGACGTAGAGGTTTCATATCATTTAGGATTTGAATCATACTACGCACGTGAACCTGTAGTAGATGATAGAATATTTTTACAAGGAAATAGATTATGTTTTTTAGAACCACTTGAGGCTACTGCAGTGGCGACATATTTGTACTGGGCAGAAACAATATTATGTGCTATAATGAATGGAACAATTCAAGATCTGTCTAAAGATATCAAGAAGTACATCAGGAAATTACAAAATTTTATCTTGTGGCACTATCAGTTTGGTTCTAGATATGATACACCATTCTGGAACCATGCAAAGAGTTTAGTTTCTACTGATGAAACTTTCAATAAGTTTTTAGATGCGTCTATCAATATGAGTTGGGATAAGGCAGAGAGTATAACTGACATCGGTTATGCACAGTGGCCACCATTTAGTTTTAAGTATTGGCATGAGGGTATGACCCTATATAAAGGAGAATGAAAATTATGAAATGGTTGAAGGAGGAGTTTACGAAAACGCCTGGTTATATGAGGGTAAACCTTTCACTTCTGATGATATTGGCGACTTCTTCGGTTTTGTCTACAGGATTACAAATACACAGAACGGTAGGCAGTACATTGGAAGAAAATATTTCTACCAAAAGCGTAAGCCAACTGGAGGTAAGAGAAGAGTTACATCGGAGTCTGACTGGAAGCGGTACTACGGAAGCTCTGATGAACTTAAACGAGACATTAAAGAGTTTGGTAAAGGAATATTCAGAAGAGAAATAATTTCACTACATACTACAAAGGGATGGGTTAACTACGAAGAGACCCGTCAACTCTTCCTTAATAATGTTCTAAGTGAGGATGAGAACTACTACAACTCAAACATCTTAGGACGCTACATGAAAAAAGATTATTACAATGAACAACGCACCAGCTGAGTTAAAAGATCAAATAGATAATCTACTAGAGTGGCATCAAAATCGTTGTGATGCATTAGTAGTAGAGAAAAATTATGAAGATATGTATGCACTTTATATGGAGTGGCATGAATGGATTGAAGAAGAAGATCCAAGTATTATGGTGTTAGGCGAGTGGGATGACCCAGACTGATCTAAATTATCTTTATGAGTGGGCAACAAGAACAGATTTTCCCTTACGACGAGCACCTACTGCTGTTGGTTATTCTAACAAGGATATATATTTCTGCTGGCTAAAAGCACAAAACAAAAATGGTGGTGGGGTAAGAAGATCTGTTGTAGAAGACGACAGAGCTGCAGAGATATTAAACAACGAGGATGTTGTTTTTGCTACGGTCTCTTGCTTTGAACCAGGCACAGAATTAGGACCTCATAAGGATCCTCCAGTATACGGAATACATTACAGACGAATACAAATACCATTATACATACCATCCAAAGATTGTTATATGATTTGGAAAGGAGAGAAAGTCTTCTGGGAAGAGGGAGTACCTCAGATCTATGATGTCATGGATCATGTTCACGAAGGGTATAATTATTCTGATGATGATATGTTATTTCTATTTGTAGATATCTTAAAGAAAGATGACAACAGTAACTTGCACTAAATGCAACAACACAATACAGTCTAAACATGAACATGATTACAGGATGTGTGGTTGTGATAATCAAACTTATGTTTGTGGTAACACCTATGGTGGACTGAATATGCAGTACGTCATAGCATTAACTGAACCTAAAGAAGAAAAAGAAATTAGATTAGGAACAGAAGCACCACGAAGAAGAACAACTAGAATGATTGACGTAGATATTAGATGAAATATTATAGGAACATTTTAGATCCATCTTCAATAGTCTACCTCAGAAATGAAGTAGAAATGCTGACAGATTTTCAAGGAAATTATTGGTTAGGTATTCATGATGAGCCTGAGAATACTGTTGAGAAATATATTCAAGATTCATTTGATTTTTATCTATCAGATGAGTACCCTAGAACCATAGGATTTGAATGGTGGTTTCATATCATGGACACTTCAACTCAAATGATAGCACTACATGCTAGTCATGATGAGCACCATAGGATGAGGACTGCAGAGATGAGGTATCCATCATGTACTACTACCACGTTCTTAAATAATCACCTCAACCCTAGTGTTATCATGGACTCTTATGTGGGCAAACATGAAAATGAACTGAGAGATTTCCCTCCAACTGAAGCGGTTTATACAGTTCCAGTAGAAGGTTCATTTTTAACACACAAACCTTACTATATACACGGAGTGTTTCCAAGCGATGACATACCTAGGGTTACTCTAGAGTATGATGTGTGGGAAGAGCAACCAGAGAATAGAAGGAGACTTGGTATCAAGTCATCTATTGTTGATTGTCACTTCATTAAGCAACCTGTCTGCAAACCAATGCTATGGTTAGGTCAGACAACGAGCTTGACATCTACGGTGCCATCGACTAGAGTGTCTCTTAAACGTCCAACATATTTTAACGAAGGAGATTTTTGGAGGGTAGTCCAATGATTGAAATCAAAGAAGAAGAACTTAAACAAAAGGAAGATCACTATGCTGCACTAGCAGAGGGTGGTGAACCTATATTGGTTGTCAAACCAGATGGAAATAAATACCTTATGGTTCCTCAGAAACCAGATGATCTTAGACATCTATGGGATCATGATGATGGAGCATAAATAACTAAAAAAGTTGTGCAATGGATTGGTTACCACATATAGTAGTAAAGGCAGATCAGGATGCTGTACCCTCTACTGCTGCATCAGCATTAAAAACATTTGACATTGGTTTCCCAAGTCATAAAGCAACGGTACATTACGTTGGTACATCGCCTGCAGTAAAATCTTTTTGTGAGAAGTGGTGTACAGAAGGTGGCCACAAATTCATAGCATACTCTCAGAGTGTAAGACAATCCAGACTACATTACATGATTTGTAAGAGTAGTAGACTACCTGTTGTACTGATCAGAGGTACAGCAGTTTTTTATGGTGACATGAGTGAGTACTCATTACCAAAGACTAAAGTATTTGGTGGATTTATATTTCCTACTGTTGCTGCACAACCAATCAACGATAAGAAGAACGTAATTAGATTATCATCGGTAGATAAGACTATCATATTCTGCTCAAGTCCTATCAAAGCAATCAATATTTTAAATGAGATGACAAAGTTTGATCGTCCAGACGCTGCAGCAGAAGCTACAGGTGCAAAGAAGTGGGATGGTCAGACTATAGTAATGAACGGTGAAGTATATCAACAAGAGAGTGGGTTCTTTAATATGATATATCATTGGGATCCATCATTGTTCTCTAAATTTAATTCAAAAACATTTGGAAACTACGAGACCATACTACATGGTAATAGTATATCCACAGTGCATGATGCACTAGGAGATCTACCAGAGCAAGAGCAGATAGTTATGAACGGAATTAACTCTGCACTCAATGAGGACTATGATAAACTCAAGGGTATTATGAAGACAAGCCTTGACAGTTTGGCACCCTACGTGGTAAAGTAGCTACATAGAATCAGTCACGTTAATAAAATGGCTGAAGCAAAGAAGGGAGAGGAGAAACCAAAAGGTCCTCTCGGTAAACTCAAGGAACACATGGATGATAAGGAGGAGCAACTCGCTATCCTATCTACATTTGTTAGACTTGGCATCTTGGTCTGGTCTGGTGGAATATTGACATTGAATTATGTTACTATACCAGGTTGGGAACAAGATAAAATTGATCCAACTTTTATAGCTTCTGTATTTACAGGAGTCACAGCTACCTTTGGAATCCAAGCGGGAGGTAAGAAGAAAAGTAATGGTGATGGTGGTGGAGCAAATATATCTAAGAAAGATATGGAGATGCTTATAGAAAAGGCAACTCAAGCAGCACCTACACAAACTATTAAGTTGGAAGTTCCTGCAGTTAAAATTACATCATAGTTAAAATGCAAAAAATTATAAATGCGATCGCAATATCGTCTGGTGTTGTATCTCTTGCCCTTATTGCTGGTGGGGTGGGTGTATATGTCAACCGAGGAAAAATTATTGATAGCGTCAAGTCTCAAATCATGGAGCAAGTCTCTGGTGCACTTGGTGGAGCAATTGGTGACGCAGTTCCAGACCTAACAGGTCCTGCAATAGCACCACCTGCACCAACTTCAGTAGGACTACCTCCTATCAAATAGTGGCTTCTAAAGATCAGAACTCCATTGATGGAGAAGAGACTAGAGACGAGAGATTAGAAAGAGCATTGTGTCTCTTTCTTGAGTCCGTTCACAAGGCAGACCATACATTGAGAGGTTGTGCACACAACCAGAAATGTTTTGATGAGCTGATGGAAGTCCGAGATCATGTCTTAGACTACCTACATAACATCAAGCGGACAGAATTATATCGTGAATGGAAGGTTGAACAAGGTGCAGATGCTGGCTAAGGTCATGCGTATGAAAGATGGTTTACACCGTCATCAGTGGTATCCAGAATGGAGTGACAACGAGAGAGCAGCAGCTCAGATGATTTTAAATAATGTACTTGATGTATTGGATGAATATTGGGAATGATTAATTTAACTGACCTTATATACTTAAAGAAAGGTTTTTTATCTGATGAAGAATGTCAAATAATTATAGATGATTTTGAAAACTCACCTGCAGAAGCAGCTCAGGAACGTTGTCCTCATGCATTTACAGGAGAGAATATTCTATCTACATTCACTGTAAAGTCTCCTACCTTTAGGAAGGAGGCTTTTAATTTGGTTCATAAATCTATAGAGAAAATTATATGTGAGTACCAAGACTACCTTGATACCTTTGAAGCATTCCATGTCATGAGAAGATTGTCTCTTCTCTATCCACATAAGTATCGCATCATGAAGTATGAGAAGGGAGCATGGATACACCCACATACAGATCATGACCCATGTGTTTATGGTAGTTGTACAATTAATTTAAGTGATGAATATACAGGAGGAGAGTTTTCTTTCTGGGGTGGTAAGCATAAGATAAAATTAGGTAAGGGAGATATAATGATATGGCCAGCAGATTATTTCTGGGTGCATGAAGTAGAAGAGATACAGTCTGGAACTAGATACTCTGTGAACTGTTTTATAAGGAGTACACCTCAGAGTTTACCTGAGACAGTTAAATATAATGTACCATGCCCAGATGCATTTAAACCTAAACCCGTTGAAGTCCCGTGGGAATCCCTAACATACATGTAGGTGATGTCACTGTAAGGAACTTACAAATTCCTAACATTGATGTCCTTAACTATGATCTACCAACACCTCTAGCACCAGGTCATCCACGCACTACAGAATATATTGGAAGACCTATAGTAAATATTCCTGGTTGTGTCGAAGCACATCCAGATGATAAGAACGCACAGAATTTACCAGAGGATGACTCCTCTAAGGTTATGACCTTGTGTGATGGTGAGGTTCCATCATACGATGCGATGAACTATGAACCAGAGCAGTTAACTATAATACAAGAACTTCCACCACCTGATGTGCAACCACCACCAGATCCACCAGGTGCTCCAGAGGTTCCTGACACAACTAATGTCAATACAGAAGTAGAATGTCCTGCACCTAACCAACCTAGGATTGGTGATGTAGCACAGAACCAAAAAGAAAAAGTCTCTG